ATACCATTTCCATTCTTTTAGCTGTGGTCATGATGCTTGGTTCTGGCACTCAGCCAGGTTGCCAATAATGCTGCCAAAACTGGCACCAACATGCTGGAAACCCTTTTTCGGGTTGGTCTCAACATTCAATATGAAGCCTGCCTGTTGGGCCAAACCCGAGGCATCCAGGTTCCCACGTTCCCGGAACTCATATTCAATAACATCCAGCAACGCATCCAATCGACCAGTTTTTTTAGCGACCTCGATACGGTCCATTTCGTCATTGGCGTTAATGATCCAGGTCAACAGATCTGCGGCCTGGTCCTGGGCTATACTAATTGTGTTTTGAAAGGTGTTCATTAAGATCTCCTATTGGTGTTTGGGCATACCCGAACAAAGACCTTCCAGGGCCCTCTTATGCTACGGAACCGGGTTGCTTCCAGGTAATGGGTATCGGTATCTTGAACCCCGTCTTTGACCGAAGCGACATAGGCGTCTGCTGCCTGCTTCGAGAGAAACGGTTTGATAAAGGTACTCGATGGATGGACACCCCCAAGTGCGCTGGAAGGCGTCGATGTTGATTGAAAGGTAGTCATATGTAGATCTCCTGGTTTGGTCTACCGGGTTGGTAAACACTCCAAGGGGCATCCAGTGAATGCCCTATGGGGTGCTTAGCGTTTAGCACGGTAAAAAACCTTCAGCTGCTTCCAGCATACGTTTGGCACGGTAAAAAACCTTCAGCTGCTTCCAGCATACGTTTGGCAAAAGTGTGCGCCTCGCTTGCATTCTCAAAATGAAATGACATCAGGTCACCATGACTATGCACACAGATAAAGAGGGATGTTTCGCGGAAAACTGTTTCTCCATCGTCCTCGAGTTCGTCATGTTCCATAGTTTTAAACTCGATTTTGTCGTATTCGCTGGATTGGATTGCAACCAGCGTGTTCATAATGGATTTTTTGCGTGGCATATCTATTCTCCGGTTATTGAAAATGGGTGACATTCTGAAAAGCCACATTATTGACCGTTTCGTATAAGTCATAAAATGCGCTGGGATTACAAGCGTAGTATGCAAACCACCGTTTGCGATATGCAGCAGAGTGGTCAGGGTATATCTGACGCATAACACGTTTAATAGTCTTGATTTCAGATGAATTGAAGTAAGACCGCGTAAACGAATTGATGTTTGTGTGCTCACCGCGATTAATAAGCTGGTGTTGATTTAGCCGTTGCATATCTATTCTCCATTAAGGTCACGTGCTGCCTTTACCAGGGACGTGAACGGTGAGGGTCTACGCTTGCCCTCGATACGGTTCAGGTGGACCCAGATCCCTGCCCAGTAGCCAAACATGGCAAACTTGTACCTGGACAGGGAGTCGATCGCCTTTACCGCGGCTTGGTCGATCTCGTGGGATAGGGTGGTCATTTCATTCTCCTGTTATGGGCTTTTAATCCATCCATAAAAAACCCATTCAATTCTGGAATATCCTCTGGTTCGGGGTTTGGCTCAGGATCATTTCGATGGTGGTCTGGTGCGACCAACTGACCGCACACACAGAACTCCGGGCCTGGGTCAGACTCTTCATGGTCTGTCCAGGCCTTACTGCAACTGTGGCACGTGAATGTGTTTAACTTCATCTTATTCTCCGGTTATTGAAAAAAAGTCCAGAACACAGACAACCCAGACAGTGCAACGACTGCTTGGCAGATCTTAAACATGGTGGTGGTTCGGCTCATGCTGTCTCCTGGTAAGAGCAATGAGAATAGCATACATTGTATGCCTTGCATATGCCATAAGTCACAATGCGACAAAGCGAATACTCGGAGATCTGGATCCGGTGTGGTAATATCTTGAGGGTTTATCCGTAACGGAAATCAAATCAAATGTCTAACGCAGACAAGGGATCGGCAAAAAAAAGGATCACCGAACACATCCAGGCCGGGATGATTGCGAGAAGACTACAGGACTTCGCACTATCCAAACCCTCTGACGATAACCACCTGGAAGTCTACATGCACCCCCACCAGGTCACTGCCGGGTGCCGACTGCTAAACAAGACTGTCCCGGATCTCAAACAGGTTGAGCAGATACTCAGGGACGAAAGAGAGAAGACCAGGCTGGAAATATTTGAACAACTAGCATCCTTCGGGCTCGACCCGGAAGAGATATGGCAGTCACTCAGCAAGCACTGACAGAAGAGATCGCGCTCAACACCGAAGTGCTTGAGGCAATCGCAGAACTGGCAGACTACAAACGCACCCACCAACGTGAGGATCCCCTCAACTGGTACCCCTGGCAGCGCAAAGCACTCTATAGCCTGATCCGACAGGTCATGTCCCTGGCCGGCAACCAGACCGGCAAAAGTCAAACCGGTGGTTACCACTTCGCACTGGATGTGACCCAGGACTACCCGGAAGACTGGGAAGGGTTCGAGTTCGACCATTGCGTCAATTCACTGGCAATCGGAGTCGACAGAGATCAGCTTGAGGTCATCCAGGAGATCCTGTTTGGTGCAGTGATCGACAGAGAGTTCCAGGGCGGCTGGATCCACCCTGACGAGGTCCACACAGTCACCTGGTCGCGCTCAATGACCGACATGGCAGACAAGGTCATTGTGCGGGGCAGGTACGGACTGAACACGGTCTATCTGAGGTCCTACTCGCAGGTCAAGACCGGACAGAAGACACTGAAGTTTGCCGGCAAGATCTATGACGTGATCTGGGCAGACGAACAACCACCCGATGAACTGGTTGGTCAACTCGGCGCCAGGTTGCTTAACGGTAACCGCGGCAAGGGCGGCCGGATCCGCTACACCATGACCCCGGAGTTGGGTAAAACTGATCTGATCATCAAGTTCATGGATGAGCGCGGCAAGAACCAGGACCTGATCGGCCCGGTGTCCTGGAATGAGTGTGACCACATGACCCCGGAGGCCCAGGAAGCAGCACTCGAAATGATCCCGGAGTTTGAACACGAGTTACGCCGGGACGGTCAACCATCATTTGGTTCAGGCATGGTCTACCCGATTGCCGAAAGCAGGATCCGGTGTGATCCATTCGAGATCCCGAACTGGTACATAGTATTAAGAGCAATTGACCTGGGTATCGATCACCCCCAGGGCACCATCTGGATGGCAAAGGATCCACAAAGCGGAATTTGCTACCTGGTGAAGACCTACCGGGCATCCGGGATGGACGCTGCCACCCATGCTGGCGCCACCAACACCACGTGGCCCAATTCCCACTGTGTTGTGCCACACGATTATGACACCCTGGAGAAGGGATCCGGCGAACTGGTCAGCATGTATTATGAGGAGGCCGGACTCAAACACACCATCCAATTCACCAACAAAGACGGGTCCCTGCACGTTGAGCCAGGGATCTTCGCACTACATAATGCAATGAAAGCAGGAATGTTCAAGGTGTTCTCGACCTGTACAGAATACTGGCATGAGCATAGACTATACCACCGTGATGAAGGCAAAATCGTCAAAAGGAATGATGACATTATGGACCCAACCAGGCAGGCATTCGCCATGATTGGTCGCTTTGGTCGCGTTCATCAAGACAGGGTCAGGAAACCGAAAGTGAACACGTCAATGGCGCACAGAAGGGTGAGACGATGAAGGGAAACGAAATTATTAACCGGGTCGACCGATTGATTGCAACCAGGTCCGTGCTGAACCGAACACTACAGGATATAGAGACATTTGTGGCGCCGTTTCGGGGGGAGTTTTACCAGGACAAAAAAACCGAAGGAGCGGTGAATTGGCAACGACGAGAGATCTACGATAACACTGCTTTGGTTGCGGTTGATGACCTAGCCTCGCAACTGCATTCAAACGTCACTTCACCGGTAGCTAAGTGGTTCCGTTTCAGTTTCCGCAACAAGGACCTGAACACCGACAGTGCCGCCAAAGAGTGGCTGGAGGACCTGGAGGACAGGACCTGGCAGGAACTGGGGGAATCCAATTTCGATACCGAGGCGCCGGAAATGTACCTGGACATTTCATCCTTCGGGACCTCAGTGTTCATGATGGAGGATAAGAACGACCTGGTCTGGGACGGGGTCACATTCAATGCCGTTCCGGTGATGGACAGCTACTTTGAAATGGGGCCCGATAACGTGCCTTACCGGATCTACCGGGTCCTGCGTTACACCCAGATGGAGTTGGAAGACCGGTGGGAGGATCTACCCGCATCATTAAAATCCAGTGACGTCGAGAAAACAGACGTTGATATAAAGGAAGACGTCATTTTCTGCGTGTACCGGGAGAAGAAGAATAAGGAAGCTGAAATGGGTGAACTACTGGCACCGGAGTTGCGTCCAGTGCAGTGGAAATACGTCCACAGGAAGTCAGAAGAGGTCCTGCAAGAGGGTGGTTACTATGACTTCCCAGGCATGACGGTGCGGTGGAAGAAGACTGCCGGATCCCGGTGGGGCTACTCCCCGGCAACGCTATTGCTGTCCGACATCAAGCAACTCAATGAAGTGGTGATGCAGGGCTCAGAGGCAACCGCGAAAGAACTGGATCCCCCGATGAAGTCAACTGAGTTGGGTATCATGGGCAGCCTGGATAATGTGCCCGGTGGGCTCACCCTGGTCACCAGTCTGGATAACCTCGAACGTCTATACCCCGCATCCAATTTCCCAGCGAAAGACAAAGAGGTTGAGCGGTTACAGTTCGCCATCAAGGCCGGATTCTTCACTGATCGCCTGGACCTCCCAACAGCCACGGTCATGACTGCCTATGAGGTGCAGGTCCGGTGGGAACGGGTGTTGCGTCGAATGGCAGCAACCCTGGGGAGGCTGAAGGCAGACTTCCTGGTACCCACCATCACAGGTCTTGCACTACGGTTGATCCGGGCCGGACAAGTGGCAGAAATGCCAGAGATCCTGGATAACATTGACCTGGACATCGAACTCACCGGGCCCCTACCCAGGGCGATGAAGGGAGAGATCACCCAAGGTATGGAGCAGTGGATCATGGGCATGGTTACGATGGTCAAGGACGGGGTATTCCCGGAGCAGCTTGATATCGTGGACATCGATGAGTACAACCGCACTAGGGCAGAACAACTTGGTGTGCCTGCCAGGATAACCAAGCCTGAAGAAGACGTTGAGAAGATCAGGGCAGCACGGGCCGAGCAGGTAAAACAGGCAGAGGAAGCAGAACAGATCCGTACCGGTGGTGAAGCAGCAGAAGCAGCAGGCAAGGGCGTTGCGGCCTTGCAGGATGCTGGCGTTAATGCCGGGAGTGTACAAGCCGCAGCATAACGGGAGAGCGTTGGATGAAGAAAGAACCGACAGCAGCACAGCTT